ATCAGATTGGCGACGCAATAGCGGGCCTAGGTGATATGTGGATCAACGCTTTTGAAGCTATAATTAACTTCTCGCGTGATATTTTTAATCAGATCATCCAGTCATTCGACAGCGTTGTAAATACGCCATTTGGTATATTCTTAAAGGCGTTGCGTGGTGACTGGGGCGGAGTGCTCATGTCAATGGCGGCTCTTGCGCTGGGGCAGTTCAAAGGCATTGGCGACATGATCGGCAGCCAGCTACGGTCGGCTTTCACGTCTGCCGCTAGCGCAGTGCAGGGTATCTGGAACGGCATGTTACAAGGCATTCGCAACGCAATTAACTCTGTATTTGCTGGAATAAACAAAACTATCAACGATTGGATTAGCGGCATCAACAGCGTTATTCGCGCTATTTCGTCAACGACGCGGGTCAGCTTGGATCAGGTGCCGCTAGTTAGCATCCCCCGCTTTGCGACCGGCGCCTACGTCACCGGCCCGACGATCGCCCAGGTTGGCGAGGGTGGCCAGCCGGAGTACGTGATCCCCTCTAGCAAGATGGCCTCCGCCTCTACCGCCTACCTGGGCGGGGCTCGTGGTGTTGCCGTCCTGAATGGCTCAGCCCCTGGCGGCGGCCGGCCTGTGGTGAACATCCAGACCGGCCCGGTGATGCAGCAGGCGGACGGCTCGCGGTGGGTCAGCCTCGATGATGCCGCCGCCATGGTGCGCCAGGCGGTGGACCAGCTCCGCGGCGAGCTCGCCCAGCCCTCGACCCGTGCGGCGCTGGGGGTGGGATGAGCTACGCCCGTCGGCTGACCCTGCGCCTGTACGAGGGCAGCACCACTCACAAGCGCTGGCAGAACTTCTACCCAGCCATCACCCTGTCTGGCGGGTGGGCTTACCTGCCGTTCGATGCGGAGGGGTTCAACGTGGCCAGCGGCGCCGATCAGGCCACCATGCGGCTGAGCCTGCCAGGTGTCACCGATGTCGCTGCGGTGATTGAGGACGCTCTGGCCCCGCCCCAGTGGCTCGCAGAGGTGCGGCTGCTGGAGCTGGATCAGGCCCCGACCGCAACCGCTCCGCCAGGCAGTGAAATCGAGGTGAGTCGGTTTGTGGGGCAGATCATCGGAGCCGAGGGGCATGAGACCATCACCATCTCCCTGGGGGCGGCAATCACGCCCGTGGGTGCCCAGGTGCCGCCGCGTGTGTTCTCCCCGCGCCTGACGGGCTACCCTCCCCGGCTATGACGGTTCCCCAGCCTGCTGTAGCAGCGCTCACCAGCGGGGCGCGGGAGCAGTTCCTCCGGTCGCTGCTCACCAATCAATCGGCCAGCCTGACGAGCGATCAGGCCATGGCCCAGCTGGCGGCACCTATCCCGCTGGTGTGGGGCCGGCGCGATCTCACCGAGGAGGGCGAGGTCGGCGGCGTCTGGGTGGCCCCGATCGCTACTGAGCTGAGGTTCGAGAACGACGACGCCAACAACCTCACCGCCTATTTCCACCTGGTTCTATCCCAGGGGCAGGTGAGCACGATTCAAGCCGGCGAGTTCTGGCAAGGCGCACAGCAGCGCGGCGCCATGCAGCAGGCCTACGGCAGCAGGGTCGGTAGCTGGTCGCCAGGCAATGCGCTGCAGCAGCGCTACCGGGTCGAGACTATGACCTACCAGACTGCGGTCAGCGGTCAGCCGTGGACAGGATGGAATACCGCCGCGAACAGAGAGTTTACGATTGAAGAGTTTAACCAGCAAATTCGCGCTTCGATTACACTAACGAGTCGGGGTAACTTTGTAACTGAATACAATGTGTTGCCAGTTAAGAGTCAATCTATACAGCCATTTAGCGGACTAAATAGAAATCGCATGACTACGATGTACTTTCATACTAAATCAGGCAGATACATGCCTGGCTACAATTACACAGCTAATCCATCTACAGCAGAGAACAGGGTTTCCGTCACCCTGCAAGAAGCTGGCATAGATTGGTTTCTGACTATTTTTGGCGGCGAAGCCTTTTATCAGCCAGCATCTAGCTATGTGTTGCAGATCACCGAAACCAATTCCATACCCTTACCCCTGCCGCAAATTGCCAACTACTGCGGAACTGGCGGCGGCAGTTACTACGGACTGAGCACAGCATCATTCAACTGCTCCTATCCCAGTGGCTCCACTGACTGGCGGCAGCAGGCGTGGGTGTTCCTGCGCGGCGGAGCTGAGGCCCCCCGGCTGATCGACAGCGGCACTGGCCCCAGCCCATGGCTACCAGACCTGGCCCGCTATCTGATGCTGGCGACCGATCGGGTCACCACCGATCAGATCGACACCGACTCCCTCACCCTGGCGGCCCGGTTCAACCGTGCCATGGGCCTGAGGTTCAACGGCGAACTTAAAACCGCAGTCAACCTGCGGGATTTCCTGAACCGCATCGCGCCGCTGTTCCTACTGGAGGTGCAGGACCGCGGCGGCCGGCTGGGCCTGGTGCCCGCTCATCCGGTCAATCCCACCACCTACCGACTCGATGCCGACCCGATCACGCCACTGCTCACGCTGAACGAAAGCCACATCGCGCCGGGATCGTTTAATCCTCGGTGGATTGGCGCTTCGGAACGCCAGGCGACAACCCTGATCGTCACCTATCGGGCGCAGCCGGCCAACCAGCCGGCTTACGACCGCGTGATCGAGGTGAGGGCTGAAGGCACCGGCGAGGCTGGGCCATTCGAGCCCCTGGACCTTCGGGAGTTCTGTTGCTCCTACCGGCATGCCCTGACGGTGGGCCTGTGGCGCCAGGCCCGGCGCAACTACATCACCCATCGGCTGCCAGGGCTTCGGATCCTGCCGGAGTACGACTCCGACATCCTGAACCTGATTGTCGGCAGCGTCATCCAGGTCAACTATCCCAGGGTGCCCAGCTATGGCGAGCCATCGGTTCACAGCTACCTGTATCAGATCGAGAACATCAGAGATGGCGGTACAGTCCTGGATCTGGTTCATTTCCCGGTTGATCACGACAACCGCTCCCTGGTGGCCCTGGATGTGCTGGGCAGGTTGCCAACGGTTCAGCCGCAATCTCTGCTGATCATCACCGAGCTCTTTGCGCCGATGGTTGGCACTGGCGCTTTGATTCAGCCTGAATCGCTGTCAATCCTCACGGAGATCGGCCAGCCGACCGATGCTGTGGTCGTTACACCTCAAACACTGGAGATCGCAACTACATTGTTTAATCCATCTGATACGCTACCATATCCGTATGATTTGTTCCTGCAGTTTAATGGAGCAAATGGTAGCACAACATTCTATGATACTGGCGTAAACTTCCAAACTGTCACCACTGTTAGCCAGTCTGGGCAGTCGCCATCTATTAGCACAGCGGTCACCTACAACGGTGAGCCTACAGGTCTGTTTGTCGGGAATGGCTACCTATCCATTCCGTCTAGCGGCATTGACTTAGCGGGCGGTGATTTCGAAGTGTCGGCGCTAGCCTATCCCAACGCTGTTGCAAGCAATCAGGTTATTGTCGGGGTATGGCCAGGCTCGGGGCCATCCTGGCGGTTGATGCTGGTCAGCGGTCTTGTGCAGTTCTGGTACAGGATCGGCTCAACAGATGCCTACATTCAAACTGGCTCAATCATTACTGCTCAAAACTGGCACAAGATTCAAGCTATACGAACTGGTAGCCAGCTTGTAATCAAGATGAATGATTCTCAGGTTGCTAGCGCAACGATTAGCGGTAACATTAACTCTCCCAATTCTGCGATCAATGTTGGCCGGAATGAGGAGAGCAACGTCTGGCACTTCAATGGCCATCTCAAAGACGTCCTGATCAACACTCCATGACCGTTTTCCCCTCGCTTACGCCAGCCGAGCGACTCCTAATCCCTGGTGACGTGCCGCGGGAGGTGTTCACCGCTGCCAATGGCCGGGTAGCCACCCTGCGGCGCAGCAACGGCAGGACCGGCGATCGGCTGCAGCTGCGGTTCCAGGGCCTCGCCACCACAGAGGCTCACGACCTGGCGGACCATGCGGCCGACCACGGCCAATGGCAGCGATTCGCCCTACCGTCATCGGTCTGGGTCGCCACCACCGACCCGACGCCATCGGGCTGCAGCTGGACCTACGCCAGCTCCCCGAGCATTGAGGAGCCGCCAGGGATGGGCGATGTCTCCGGCGGATACCACAATGCTGCCGTCGAGCTCCGGCTGCAGCCACTCCCCGCCCACGCCTGACCATGGCTGACTATCCCGATCTGATCCCCTCTAGCCGGCGCTACAGCCTCGGGGATGTGCCCGCCACGGCCAGCGAGTGGCTGGGCGCGCTGGAGGTGAGCCACCGGTTTGGCGACGCCACCACCGGGCACCGGCTGAACCTGGCCTACGACGACGCCACCACTGACGCGGAATGGCTCACCATCCGGAGCCACTGGGCTGGCCAGGAAGGCAACACCCTGCCGTTTGCTGTGCCGGCGCAGGTGTGGTGCGGCCACACCGGCTACGGCGACGTGGTGGGCGGCTTGCAGTGGCGCTACGCCAGCCCTCCGCAGCGCTCCGATCGTGATGGCCGGTTGGGTGCCGGCACGGTCGAGCTGGTGGCCGAGCGGATCAGCCAGCCGCTGCTCAGCGATGACGCGGCGCCATGGTTCGGCACGGCCGTGCCGTTGGTGGCGGAGGGATCGGACCCTGGGTCACCACCTGCCGTGGTGCCGGCCGGCACGCCGGAGTACGTGGTAATCGATGGCCCGCTAGAGGTGATCGAGCGGGCAGGCGGGGACAGGCCGGCCAGCAGCAGCACTGGTGCTGACGGCGGTGAGGTGGGCGGAGAGGGATTCGACGCGAGGGTCGGCGACTTCATTTCGCTCCCGATCGGTAACGAGCCGGAGGACTACACGCCTCCGGCGTCCAACATCGTCAGCCAGCTGAACCGCGACCCGAGACCCGGCGATCCCCTGAGCTACACGCCGCAGTGCACCAATCCAGGCGCGGCGAAGTGGTATTTCGTGCCAGACGTGGACGATGCAAACGAGAAAACAGCCGGCAAGACGGCGCTAGAGGTTCGCGAGATGTTGAGCGGTGAATATGGCGTAACGGCCGCCAGTGGGCTATCCCTGGCGGCACTAAGAGAGCTGTATGCCAAGGCTGCAGAGCTGGCTGACTATGGCGTGGTTCCGCTGAAGAACGACACGGTGGCTAGGCTGAACGCAAGGATAGACGAATTGAAATCGAAGGGCAAGAAGCGGGGAGCGAGGATACCAATCAACGAAACTACATCTACTCCAGTATCAGCCCCGGTCATCTACGGCGGCGGCAGAATCTACATCGAGGACAACTGTGGGGCGGGCTATGGCAACTGGCAGCAAACATATCCGATTGGGTCAAATGCTTGGAAGGGTAGAACAACTCAGAAAGCTGCTGTTTTGCTTGGTAAAAATACACCGGCAAACTCAAACGATTACGACGTATGGGGGGATCTTTCGGGCGTATATCCAACCAGTAGCAATGGTTTCTTTGTTGATAATGGGCTGCTCTGGACCTATACCGACGATGGTGAGCCGTATCTCGTCGGCGGCGGCTCGCAGGGGGGCGGCATTGGCGCCAGCCGGTACCCTGCGGGGTTTCTGGTTGGGTATCGGGTGATCGAGTCACAGGATGAAGCGGGCAACCGCTCTGGTACCTACAGCCTGGTTGATGGGGAATGGTTCTACAATCCGCCTAGCCCCTAGACTGATTCCGTAGCGCTGATCTGATGACCATTACTCCTGAAGGTGTCTCTACTGTTGCTATTATTCTGCTGGCTGGCAGTGAAACGCTATCTCTACTCCCCATTGTCAAATCTAACGGATGGATTCAACTGATCCTGGCGGCGCTGAGAGGGATCGCAAAGTGGAAGTAGATTTTAGCGACGGGCCAAGCGTTGTCACTGTCATAACTCAAGTCTTGGTCAGCCTGGCCGAGATGCGCACTGAGCTTCAGCACCTGACGAAGCTGGCCGAGACGCATGGCAGAGAACGGTCGCACATGGGCGAGCGGGTGGGCACGCTGGAAAGGGCGGTTCCGGAGAAGCTGACCGAACGGCTGGGCCGGCTTGAAACCCGCAATGGTCAGCTCATGCTGCTGGGCAGCCTACTGATAGTGCTGTGGCCCATGATCTGGGGAGAGATCAGGCGACCTGATGTGGCCCCATCTCACG